AATGCCAAAGGAACAGATTATAGCCTCTTATTCGGGAATAGATTTGGCAACTGGGAAAGGAATTGGAAAATATTATTTATTTGGTATTTCGGGAACAGATTATTTAGCGACAACAGATAGCGCGACAATATCAAACTCTAATAATTATTATGTTGATAGTCAAACAAGCGGGTATGATTTAGATTTTGACATTACAATATTAAATAAAATGACAGTGGAGGGTTTATCTTTTGCTTCGGCAATGGTAAAAGATAGTTCAGGGGCGGGCGCACATAATTTTACATTAACTTTCAAAGTTATAAAATACGATGGCGTATCAGAAACCGAATTAGCCTCAGAGACAGGAACTACAACCGTTCAAAATGCTGGTTTTGGAACAATAACCACAGATTTAGATTTACAAAAAACAACCTTTAACAAGGGGGATATTCTAAGACTAAACGTAGTAGTCCCAAACACAGGGGCTTTTGGGGCTTGTAGATTTTATTTTGACCCTTCTAATTTAATTAACACAGACGCAGCGGTTTTATCAACTAAATCCTTTTTTCAAATTCCAATATTAATAAACTTATAAAATGGCAATAACAGGAGATTTAAGCAGTATGACGACGACAGAAATCTCTGTCCCGGACTTTATTGTAAATAGTAAATCCTTAGATGTGGATAATACTAACGGAGAGACTTATTGGTATTTTTCCGACGCTGCTCAAAATATTGGTTATTATTCAGAAATCCCCGAGATAGCTTCGGCTGTTAATTCTTTAGCTACTTGGGCATTTGGTAAGGGTTGGGTGGCAGAGGACGATGAGACAACTCAAGAATTAGAACACGTAAGCGGTAGAGGAAACGACACCTTTCAAAATGTAATGTGGAATCACGAAGTTATGAAGTTGGTTGTAGGGGACGCTTTTATGGAGATTGTTTGGGAAGATAATGATAACACAAAGTCAATCGCAAATTTACTCCCAATTAGCCCCGAGAGAGTTAAGATTGTTTCAAAGAATGGGCGTATTAAACGTTATGAAGTTTGGAATGGTGGGAAGTGGAAAACAATTAAGGTGGAAAATATGTATCATAGTTCTAACAAAAGGATAGGAGACCAAATCCACGGGACTTCTCAAATTGACGCGGCTAAGTGGGTTATCGACGCTAGAAATGAAGCATTAATTACAAATAGGATTATAGAGAAAAGGGGAAGGGCTTTGGGAATTGTTTATTATAAAACCAGTAATACTGGTAAAATACAATATGCCAATGAGCAGATAGAGAAGGCTGTTAAAAACGGGCAAATGGTGGGTATGCCCGAGGGAACAGCAGAGATTAAAGATTTCCCTTCAAAACCCCTAAGCGAAAGAATGGACTGGATTAGATATTTAGAAAACTTCTTTTATCAAATCTTCGGAGTGCCTCGAAGTATAGCAACCAGCGACGGGACGAGTGAAGTTGGTGGAATAAACGGGCATCTTATCTTTGAGCCAGTTTACGGTAAGGAGCAAGTGGATGAAGAAGCGAACTTGTGGAATCAATTATTTAGAAAAGTGACTTTTAACAGACCACCTTCTTTAGCCCCAAAGACGCAAGAGAACGCAGAAGCTAACACAGGTCAAACATCAATACAACCAGCGGAGGTAGAGCCTATGCTCAATAGATGATGGTAAGTTATACGGATATTGATAAAACACTAGCGGGAGGGCTTCTTCCCGGAGGAGAGCCTTTAAGAAAAGACCCTTACGAAGAAGCTAAGGCTAATTGTAAAGCCAAGGGCGGAACGTGGGATGTAGAGAATAACGTTTGTATTTTACCCGAGCCTAAGCCCGAGCCAACCCCGAAGCCAGTTGTAAAGGGAGCATATGACCCTGAAAGGAAAGGTTTTGTTAAAGAAACAGGTGAGTTTTTTCCATCAGAAGACCCCAGCTTTGTTCCACAACAAACAGACACAAGGATAGAGTTTTTAGGGCAAGGAAACGTTAGAATAACTTCGGAAGATGGACAAGTTGCTAATTTAAGTAGAGAAGAATATAAAACATATTTAGGAGAGGGTGGAACAGTTACTCCAAATGTTCAGAAAGCAAGAGCAATTGAGCCTGCAGCACGTAGACAAGCGGCTTTACAACAAGCCATAGGACAAATTGGACAAATAGGAACTTTAACCGCCGCAGAACAAGCGGACATTAATTTATCACAAGCCTTTACAGCAGGGGCAGCGAAGGTTATTCCTTCCGCAGTAGGAGCCGCGGCAGGTGGGGCTTTAGTTGGAGGAATAGCGGGCGCGGGTGTTGGCTCTACGGTTACAGCCCCAGCGGGAGCAATAATCGGAGGAGTAGGGGGGGCAGTTACTGGTTTTGTTAGTGGAGTTCTTGGAGATATTAAAGAACAACAGCGAGGAGAATTACAAGCGGCAGACATAGAATTAACAAATGCTAGAACAACAATGAGACAATTAGCCATGTTAGCAAGTCAAGACCCAGCTAATGCAGATATTTATATTGGGCAATATAACCAAATTTTAACAAGAGTTTATCAAGCTAGACGACAAACTAAGGCGGAGGTTACGGGAGATTTAAACGCTTTTATGGAAGATGGGAGAGAACAACTAGCTGACTTTGACGCTTTCTTACAACCAGGAGGAATAGCTGACGTTTACGGACAGAAATTACAAGTCGCTTTATCTAGTGGGACTCCTTTATCATTTAATGGAGAGGAACTTTTAGTATGATAGAGAACGCATTAATTAATTATGGTGGTATTGGTTTATTTTGCCTTTATTTAATTTATGATAGACAAATACTTTTAAAAAATATTACGCAGGCGCTTAATAGAGTTGCGGAAGCTTTGAAAACTTGCCCTAACAAATAACCAAAAGATTTAAATAGTATCACTCACTCATTATTCTATGACAGAAGAAAATACACCCGCCCAAACAGAGCCAGCAAAAGAACTTTCTGATTTAGAAAAACTTAAAGCGCAAAACGCAGAGTTTGAGAAGGAACTCATCAAAGCCCGAGAGATGAAAGCAGAGAAACAGAAACTCGACGCAGAGCTTCTATTGAGCGGAACAACAGGTGGAGAGGTTAAGCCCGAGGTTAAGGAAGTAGACCCAGTTGATTATTCTAAACAAGCACTAAGCGGAGAGGTTGGAAATGACGAACAAGAATGAGAACGAAGACCTTGAGCTTTACAACGATGAGCAAAGATTTTTCGCAGATTACAAAGCCCAATTAGAGATGACAATTTCAAAGATGAGATCAGACTTTAAACTTCTAAACGCGCAGATGGAATTTGCGGAAGCTAAAATAAAGGAACTGGCTTAATTATAAAGTTATTCGGTTAACCGAAACATTTAAATATAAGTTATACTAAGCTTTTGTATGGCAGACGAAGCAATTTTAAGATTAAGGCAAAGCGACCCAGTAGATTTTACTTGTGCAGATGGCACAGCTATTCCTAAAGGCACTCTAGTAAAGTTATCTGATCCGAGGACTGTTGCTATTGCCACAGCTAATTCTGATGTGATAGGAGTTGTAGCTAGAGATAAGATAGCAAATGATGGACGAACACAAGTAGCAGTTTATATTGACGGTATTTTTGACATGACAGACAGCGGAGCGGGAATTACAGCAGGGGACGCCGTAGCTGCGGCGGGTAGTAATGAAATTAAAACAGCAGTTGCTGGAGATGTAGGCCTAGAATGTTTAGGTATTGCACTTGAAACAGCAGCAGCAGACGAAGTTATACAGGTTCTTTTAAGACCAGCTTGTAATAACAACGCATACGCATAAAATGGCAACAGTAGAAACCACAGACATTAGAGGATTAGACATCGACAAGATGATCAAAGGCTTCGCCTTAACTGAATATATTTTTAAATCTCAAGTAAACAACTCCACAACAAGTGGTGATTCTGTGAGATGGTATCAAGAAACAGCAGCAGATTTAACTTTAACTGCTCCATCATACCTAGAAACTTCTCCTCTTTCTCAATTTGAGAACGCAGAAGTTACTTGGACAAGAAACACTAGTTACCCTAAGAAATACGCAGTAGAGGGAACTATCTCAAGAGAAGACATTAAGAGCGCGGATGTTGATGTATTGGCTAGAACTATTTTAAGATTAACTCGAGCAGTTGTTAAGAAAGTAGACAGCGTTATTTATAACGTAATTTCAGAAGATCAAACACCTTCTACTATTGGAACAGCAGCAGCAACAGGAACAGGTTGGGACGATACAACTAACGGAAACCCTATCTTAGATATTATGGCTGGATTACAGAATATCGCAGAGAACGATTATGATACAGCAGGATGTCAAGTATGGATGAATCCTAAGAATTATAAGGATTTGCTCAACTACGTAATTACTGTCAAGGGTTCAAGTATTCCGGCTTATGCTTCCGAGAAGGTTCAAAGCGGAGTTGTAGGAACTCTAGTAGGTTGTAAGTTGGTTGTTTCAAACAACGTTATAGCCGATAGTGTTTGGATGGGATTGCCGGCTAAGGCCTGCACCTGGAAAGCATTTGAGAGTTTGCACGTAGAAACAGAGAATATTATGGGTAAAGGAACTAAAATAGCAGTATGGGAAAATGGGGTTGCTATTCTAACAGACCCAAAAGCGGCTTACCTGATTACAGATACAGATACTTAAAATGACTGTTGAAAATTCTAAGAGATTGTATGATCATTATGTAGCTATCGGAAAGACGAAGGCGGCTGAGGATATGTTGGCTAAGTATCCTGATTTTGCGAAAAAATCTAAAGCTCCTAAGAAGGCTGAAAAAATGGCAGACGAAACACAAGACAAAACACCAGACGAAACACAAGACGACAAAAAGATTAAATAGTTTGATTTCTCTTATTTTTTATGGCAATTTCAGGAACAGTTGGAACTCGTGCGATTAATTCAGAATATCCAGTTGAGGAAGGTTTAACAGCAGAGACGACTAAACAAACTGGAAACCCTAACCTC